CTGATGCTGCCCGATCTGGCCAGTTTGACCGTACCTGACTGGACACAATTGCAGGTGCGAATCGACGATTTTTTAAACAAACCGGCGGCCTTCTTTCGGAGCGCGACATCGAAGTAATCCTCGATGTGGTGCCGCTCATTTACCCGATAAGTGAAGCGGACATTCTGGAATGGGACGTCGGCAAGGCCTTGCGCCGCTACGACATCGCGATCAATCGCCTTGGCGTGAAACAGGAGTAGAGGGGGATGGCAGACAGTCAATATTCACTGGCCAGTGTGACGGCCAATAGCGTTGGATCGCTAACAGTGGGCGCCGGTGCGACAACGCTCGGATTGGCCGGTTTAATGGCCCCATTGGCGCAGCTCAACCAGGCACTGAACACAGTCAGCCTGGACATCCGATTACTGATCGCGGGGCAGAACAAGCTGGGTGAAGTGCTGATGTCGCTGACAGCGCTATTGTCTTCCACGCGATCTGTACTCAAGCGGGGCGCAGAGGAACCAGTCGCGGGCAGCGAGGCACAATCCAGTCTCCCTGGCATCGCGGCGAATGACGTGACCCGCCACTTGGGCGCCGTAAGCCTGAATGTCAGTGCAGCTGACTTCCGTGGGATTGTTCCCGGTAGCGGCGAGGCCGGAGGGGCCGCGGGCACGACGCCGAAACAAATCGCAACGGCGAGCCCGCACGACAACAGCGCAGCCGATCATCTGAAGTCCGATAACGCGCCTGTTGCGACTTCGAACCTCGAAGGCAACGTCGCGAAAGCGCAATCCGCCCAAGACACGGGGACCCCTTCGAAAACCGGCAGCGATGCCTTGAGTGCAAGTTTCAGCAGATTGGGCCGCGCAGTGACTCCGGACATTTCCGGTCCGCTGACGTCGCTTTCCGTTCAAGTCGACAAGCTCGGTACGTTTGCCGAGAACAATTCCACGCTTGCCACCGTGTTGGCAGGCGTTGCGGTTACGTTGGGTTCTATCGCCTCTGTCGTGGGCGCTGCCGTTGCAACCGAAGCGCTGACCAACGTTGCCAAAAAAATTATCAAACGTGGTGCGCCGAAAATCCCGTTCGGTTTGGGCAAGCTGATCAGCGAGGACAATCGCGACGTCGATCAGGCCAAAAAAGATCCACCCCCGGAAAAACAAACGAAAGACAGTCTCGGGTACACAGGGGATCAGGCGCGTAAGCAATCCCGGGACGCCAAACGAGGCAAGGCCGGGGGGCGCAGCAGTGCCAAGGATCAATCGCCAATCGAGGTCACTGTGCAGCCTCGGACCGTCAGGCCTGTAATTGCCGAGGCTCAAAGTCTGGTGCCGTTCTCGGGCTCCGGGCAGGCCAGCCCGTTGCTCGGCAAAGTAGCCAAGGTCGGCACGTTACTCCCTAAAAAAGCACCAAGGCGGAACGTGCTCGGCGCCGGGGTCGATCTCGCGCAAGGTGTCGCCAATGGTGATACCAAAGCCATCGCTTCCTCCGCCGGGATGATGGCCGGTTCTTATGTTGGCGCCGCGCTAGGCACCCTGATATTGCCAGGCGTGGGCACGGCCATCGGAGGTTTTCTCGGCGGTATCACCGGATCCTGGCTGGGGGAAAAACTGGCCACACCTTCCGATCAGCTCGGTGCTCCTGATCAGGTCAGTAAAGAACTGACCAGCGCACCAGCACAAAACCAGCAGATCAATTACTCACCGTCGATCCAGGTTACCTGCACCGGTGGGGAGAGCACCGAGCACATCCGGACGATTGTGGCGCAGCAGCTGCAAACGCAGTTCCACGGCGAGTTTGTTCCACTGATGACCACCAACGCCCTCGCCACCCGACGTGGCGCGGCCCTGACCGATGGAGGCAGGTAATGCGTCAGCAAATGATCCTGGGCAGTTTCATTTTCGGCCTGTCCCGCAAATTCGCCTACCACAGCATCGTGCACACATCAGACGGTGGCTGGGTGGAATTGGACATTGTGACCGGCAAGCCGAAATCCAGTCAGACCGGGCAAAAAGCCCAGACGCTGAAAATTACGGGGACGTCGATGTACGCGGTGGCCATGGAGCGGCTCGATGAACTGCGCATGTTGCAGGAACAGCGCAAACCGGTGCCTTTGGTGGATGGCATCGGACGCAACTGGGGGCTTTGGCGAATCAACGCGGTGACGGAGACCCAGAGCGTGATCATCGATGACGGCACGGCGATGGTCGTCGGTTGGGTAGTAGACCTTTCGGAGTTCATCCATGCGTAGAGTTCGAAGTGTGGCCGGTGATTCGGTGAACCTGTTGCTGTACCGCGAGCTGGGTCGCTGTGACGATCCTGTCGAAGAGGCACTGTGGCGGCTCAACCCTGCACTGGCAGAACAGGGGCCGGTATTGCCCGCGGGAGTCTGGGTGGTCCTACCGGAAATTGACTCACAACCCGTTGTGACCACGCCGGTTTCCGCGTGGGATTAAGGAGGTTCCATGGCATTGGGTTTTACGCCAGAGGTAGAGATTTATGGGGCTAATAAGGACTTGATCAACAAGCGCCTGATCAGTTGGGAGCACATTGATGCCGCCGGTACCGAGTCCGATCAATTGACGTTGACGCTCGACCTGGAAGGGCTTGAGGGGCTGCCGATCCTGGGCGGCAAGATTGGCCTGAAGGTCGGTTACGCGGAGTCCAGTCTGGTGGATAAGGGCCAGTTCACGGTGTCTCGCCTGACGCCGACGTTGTTCCCGCTGCGCTTGACGCTGGTGGCAACCGCAGCGCCGTTCAGTGCCGATGACAAGACCGGTTTCCTGCAGCGTCGATCGGCCAGTCATGGGCCGACCACCCTGGGTGCGCTGTTTCGCGAGATCGCTAAGCGGCACGGTTTTTCGCCACGGGTGGCACCCCAACTGGCACTGAAAAAAATCGACCACATCGATCAGTCCAACGAAAGTGACATGGCGTTTTTGACTCGCCTCGCCGGCATATACAAGGCCATCGCCAAACCGATAAATGAGCTGTATGTGCTGGCGCTCCCAAGTCAGACCAAGTCACTGTCGGGCAAGGTGTTGCCCCAGGTGAAACTGTCGGTGACCACCAACAATCGACCCGGCGATCGCGCCTTCATTTCCGCCACGCTCGATGACTCCGTCCGGGCGAAAAACCAGGGCTGCAAGACGAGTTGGTGGGACGCGGCAGCGGGGGTGGTGCGGGTGATTGAAACCGGTAGCGCGCCGTTCAAGGTCATCGGTCGGCTCTGCCAGAATGAAGCGGAGGCCAGGGATATCGGCGAGGGTGAAGTGCGCAAATTGCTGCGTGAAAAGCTCAAGGTGAAAATCAGTTGCCCAGGCAATCCGGCGTTGTCCGCCGAGGGTATCTTGTTGCTCGACCAGTCGTGGCCGGATTTCCTGCGCGGGTACTGGTCGATCGAAAAGGTTATTGCCAGCGGTGACAAATATCAAAGCTATCGCTGCATGATCGAGGCGAAGTGTCCGGATGCCACGCAATAACGCAATCAAATGCACTGGCGCCGGTCTGGCGGATCAATGGCGAACGGAACATCACTCATGCCGCTTACTGTCCTGCAATTACAGCAAATACTTCCCAACGCCCGCAGCCAAGCGGGCGTTTTCATTTCTGCCCTCAACAGCGCCATGGATGGCCATGACATCAACACGCCCAAACGCAGCGCCGCTTTCCTTGCGCAAGTCGGTCACGAATCCGGGCAGTTGCACTACGTGCGCGAACTCGGCGGTGATCAGTATTTGAGCAAGTACGACACCGGCACCCTGGCCGCTCGTTTGGGTAATACACCCGCGCTCGATGGCGACGGGCAAAAATACCGTGGGCGGGGGCTCATCCAGGTCACTGGACGTCATAACTACCGAGAATGCAGCCTGGGATTATTCGGCGACGAGCGATTGTTGGCCTCGCCGGAGCTGCTAGAACAACCGCAATGGGCCGCCGAATCCGCCGCCTGGTTCTGGGGGCAAAACGGCCTCAACGAGCTGGCTGATCGTGACCAGTTCAACAGCATCACCCGCCGGATCAACGGGGGGCTGAACGGGTTGCAGGATCGTTTGCAACTCTGGGCGCGGGCGAGGGCGGTGTTATGCCAGCCTTCGGTTTGATCCCGGGGTCGTGGCGGGTGGTTGGCGTTGTTGTGTTGCTGGCTGTGTTGGCTGGTGGCTCGGCAACGCTGGCCTGGCGATTTCAGGATGGGCGTTATGGGCGGCAACTGGCGGAACAGGCCGGAGCGCACGCTGAGATGCTCAACCAACTGACCCTGGCGGCGGCCGCTCGACAACAGACCGAGCAGGATAAACGGCTGGCGCTGGAACAGCGGCTATCGGCCAGTGAACACACCCATTACCGAGCGCTGAGCGATGCCCAACGTGATCAAGGTCGCTTGCGCGATCGTCTTGCCACTGCTGATGTGCGGCTGTCAGTCCTCCTCGATGCCCATGACGCTGCCTCAGCCTGTGCAGTGCCAACCGCCGCCAGCGCCGGCAGCGTGGATCATGGCGCCGTACGTGCCCGACTTGACCCGGCGCATGCTCAACGAATTATCGCCATCACCGACGCCGGCGACCGTGCATTGATTGCATTGCAGGCCTGTCAGGCCTATATCAGGGCGCTCGCTCGCTAACATTTTGAGCGATCCTGTAACTTGCAAGCGTGATCCGCTCGTGTACGGTAGTCCCATTCCGCCCGCTCAGGAGATGACCGTGAAAGAAATCACCCAACTGGCCGCTGAACTGGGCAGACGCCTGCAGGTTCTCAATGCTCATGTCACCGCAGCCGAATCCTGTACCGGCGGCGGCATTTGCGAGGCGATCACGCGGATACCGGGGAGTTCGGCGTGGTTCGAGGCCGGTTATGTGACGTACTCCAACCGGCAGAAGACCGAGCAATTGAATGTCCCGGTCGGGTTGTTTGCGACGGTGGGGGCGGTCAGTCGCGAAGTGGTCGAGGCCATGGTCCGTGGCGCCCAGGAAAAGAGCCGGGCGTATTTCGCCGTGGCGGTCAGCGGCGTGGCGGGTCCGGATGGAGGTTCGCCGAACAAGCCGGTCGGCACGGTCTGGCTGGCCTGGGGTGTGGGGGAGCGGGTGTTCAGCGAGGTGCAGCACTTCCCCGGTAACCGCGATGAG